CATAAAACCGCCACCACGGAATCAGGCATAGTACCTTGTTCCATACTTGAAACAATTCTTTGCTTCTCTGGAGTGTTTAAGTCTATCATTCCACGTCTAACATCTCTATGAGGGGTTACGCTTTTGCCGTTAGAGGCATTCGAAACCTGTTCTCCTTCATGAATAACAGAAGGAGTCCCACTGCTAAAATCAAGCATAGCAGGATTACTAGGTTGAATAACATTATCTGGACCCGCTCCAGTACCAATGCTGTTTCTTTTACCACCACGAGGAATATTCATAGGGCTAAAGTTTTTAACACTATTTGAAGCATTAGTATTGTATTTATCTACAAGATCCCAATAGTAATTACTCATTGCTAGTCTCCACTTTTATACGCTTGTTTCCTTGTGAGGTTTTTACTGTTATTATATCATCCTCACTTTTAACATACTCTATATTACGATTATTCTCAAGTTCTTTAATTCTCTGAGCTTGATTATTTATGATATTCCACAAATTTGTAAAGTTCTGATTCTGTTTAGCTAGAATTTCATGATCTTTATCTGTTGGTCTTATTGACCGTATCGGGCTTTTTATAATAATTACTTTATTCATTAAAACCAACTTTTACAAATAGCATTAGCGTTATTTTCTTTTACATCATCAAATTGGTACTGTATAGACATTTCTGATAAAGAAGCATCTACATTATAAAATCTCACATCAAAGTACTTAACACCATCTATAAAGGTGAATTCAAAAGCAAAGTGAGGATCTGGTCCAGTTCGCTTAATATGTAAAAAATACCATGTCACAACAGCTGGATTTGTTTTGTCGTCTGGAAACTCAGGGGTATCAAAAGAACCGATTACAGTTAACTCGTGAGGTGACGAGCTAGTTATAGTAGGTCCAGCTGGGTCATTACTCCAAACAGTAGCATCATTAACGGTTTTATTAAATGAAATATCTCCAGGCTTATTTACTTGGAAAGCACTTCCACCTAATGAATCTGGTCCAGCGATATTGTCATAGTCATCAGAATTACCATAGCTTTCAGATGTTACAAGATCTAAAAGCTTGAATTGGTTTCTAGTAAGCCATCCTTGAAGGTCGCTTGATTCACTCTGATAGTCTTTTTCTGTCATATCTGGTTGAGAAGGCCAAACGGCATGATCATAATTAGTAAGATACACTTCAGAACCAGTAAACCGATACTCAGAAGAAGCAGTCTCAAAAGCTATCTGCATTATATGACCTTTGATTATCCTATCAAAAAACAATTCCCTATCAATTGGAACGTTGTCCGCATGAGCGACTTTATCAAGTTTTTCATCTGCATACAATTCTAAATCAACTTCGAAAGCGTCCCTTAGCCCTTTAGCTGTATATCCTATAGCATCCTGTCGTGCTCTATACATCGGTTCATAAAACAAGTTTATATCACTCATTTGTTGAAAATAACTTTCATGAGATCCGACATATTCCTGAAGTTTAACTCTGGTTGTTATCTCTGTTCCAGAACCTTCACTTAATGGATTTACTTTATCTTTCCACACTTCAATAAGATTTGAAGATGTTATAAGCTTTCTTGTATCATATACATATGGTAAACCAGTTAATGAATCAAATATCAATTGTTCATGATCACCGTCTTCATTAAATGTTGATATCATTGAACCATAAGAGTCAGGCCATAAATGACCGTCTCCGGAGTTTTTGCTCCATCCAAAACCTTGAGTTTCATCATTCCCATAATTAAGAGACTCTCTTGAAGGGTTTTGCCCAAGGCCAACTAAGCTGGTTTCTGAAGCTAACACTGTTACTGTTGTTGGGTATTCATAAGCGACACTGTCTACAATAAGGCATAGCTTTAAAATGTAATCCCCTGGTGTAGTGTATGTATGAGTTCTAGGGTTTTCACCTACAAATGTGTTACCATCACCAAATTTCCATATATAGTTAATAGCTGGCAATGCCAAATAGTAACCAAAATGTGACATTTGAAGAGCATCGAATGATCCATTACTTTTTAAAAACCCAAAATGGGCGATAGAATACGGATCAAGATCAAACCCATCAATCATAACAGAGTTTAATGTAATTGTAACTGTTAGAGGAGTAATTCCACTATTAGGAACAACCGTGTAATCTACAACAGGACTAGCCATTTACCCCCCAAATACTTAAACCACGTCTTTTGTCCCACTCTAAAACAGTGTCAACTTTGAGTTGAGATATTTTACTATCCTGTACTGTATTAAGAGCGATATTATCACTGTATTTAAATCCATCAAAAAATCTAACAGCAGGTTCATTTGTTAAAATGATTTCACCACCTCCATCAATAGAAGCAGCCGAACCTTCACTATTACAACCAACTCTGTTTGTTATTAATTTAGGATCAGAGTAGGTTACAATAAATTCACCTAGTAAGGATTCTCCACCATTAACTTCTACAGTAGTATCAAGATAATATGTAAAATGCTTTCCAAATATAGCTAAAACTTCAGGGTAATCTTTTAACCTTGTTATAGTTCCTACAGGTTTTGTATTAAGTTGTATTGAAGGATGATATGACCCCGTTCTATACAACTCTCTTAATTGAGAATAGTAATATTCACTATTAACCAAAGAGCTAACAAAATAAGCTCCACCTTTTACAGCAGAATACCCACCATCAGGTAAAGGAGCAAAAAACCTAGTTTGTAGAAAGTAAAAAGGATCTCCACGTCTTTGATATGTTGTAAGAGTTGAGTCCTCTGTGAAGTCGTTATAAGTTCTATCAAGATACCCAATTACACCTATAAATGAACCTGTACCATTAAAATCTTCAGGAATTAAATCTGGTTCAAAAAGAACGATTTCCCTAATATTATTTACTTTGCGAATAACAGAAACGCTTCCATCTGCCCAAAAGATTTGTTTCCCAACATCAGTGCTAATAAAATCACGTTGCCATGAACTTGCTATATATAAAACATCTCCATTGTCAGCAAAAACTCGTTCCCCTTGGAAAACCCAGTCAGCACCAATAGTGTACCATTTATCTACACCAGGATTCAGAACTAAAGGGTCAGATCTATTCATTACTCTAAAGACAACATTGTCACCATTTCTTTCAACATAATCCACAATCTCGTAAGCCTCACCAGCGAACTCATCAGAAATAGACGATCCAACGTCTTCAACACCCATAGTTTTACTTTGAAATACCATTAGCCCGCTATTTCCGTCTGGTTCACCAACAAAACTTGTTGCATATCCAAATTTAACAACTGGGACATCATCTACATATAAAAAAGTATCTTCTACTGTTTCAAAATCCGCATCATCGGCTAATGTGTTTTTTGTCCTATATATTGAATAGTGAGTGTAATGTTCATTATTCTCAGAAGGACCCCTTAATTCAATAACATTATCGCTATCTGGAGATGCTGAAATATCACTAAAAGTTATTGACTCTAAAAAGTCATTTCCTCTTAGTGGAGGAATGTTTGAAGCACTCTCATGTTCTAATTCTTGCCCTAGTGCCGCATCTATACGGCCTAAAGCAATATTTCCACCTGTGTTTCTACTCATTGTTATCAGATAACGATACTTGAATTTAACATCAATCCTATCACTTAATGGATTAGGATCATATTCAGGGGCATCTATATCAGTAATTATAGGCCCAGCTTCATCATCAACGCCCCAAACTCCAACTCCCCATGTACCACTACCATAACTCATTTATGCCACCGTTATATCTATTGTGTTTACGACACCAACTTTGTTTTTCCAGCACAAGGTATTCTTTTCTACAGAAAAATAAATACAATTATTGCCAGCTGCCGAATTTGAAATTGTTACAGGTTCTATACATCCATCTCCATGAATATACATATCAGAGCCTCCAGATTGAAATAACTTAAACTGACTCTCAATAGGAATTGTTGATAATCCATTTCTTGTTCTTGTTATCTCAATATAATAAAGAGCTAAAACTGAGTCACCTTGGTACAAATTACTTGTAGCCCAACCAACAGGAGGGTTAAACGATATTTGCCCAGACAATGATGTAAATCCATTAGTTGTATCACTGTTGATCGTTAAAGGGGCAAATGTATCATTCCCTGTACTATACTGATATGTTGCAAGAATATTCTGATTTGCTCCAGTTGCTAACGCTGCTTCAAATATTGAGAAGGGGCTTGTAAACCCTAGTATGATTGTATCATTGTCACTCACAAAAATACTAACATCGTTTCCTGGAGTTGAAAACTCTACAGATCTATTCGTCACAGTCACACCATCATAAGTATACCCAGCTAAAGGTGATTGAGCTGTTTCAGCATTAACTTTAAGTGCATAAGTCCAATTAGGTCTAATATTTAGAGCTATCTTCTCAGCAACAGCATCCCCAGACACGACCAGTGCAATACCTTGTATTAGACTTGTAAGGTCAGATGTGCCAACAGACCCTTGAGTGTTTATAATAATAGGATTCCCAGCAGAACTATCACCAACACCAAGATTGTCAACATTTTGAATAACAACATCCGCTCCAACTCTATTTTGACCATTAGTATTAGATGTTAAAATGTGAGAGTCGTCACTTTCTGTGGTAGATGTATGAGAATGAGAGTTTTTACCTATAAATGTTTCCAAAATACGTCCAGAATCCTCATGAGATCTTTTATACTCCACCCAAACGCCTGACCTTCTAATAAAAGCTAAAAAGTCACCTGTTCCTGCTTCTAATTCATACTTAAAATCACCATCGGCAATAGTAACACCAGAAGCGGTATAGTACAAAACTCCTGTTCCAGGTATAAACACATCAAGATTGGCAGTAGCTGTGTTTTTGTTTTGAAGTAAAGATACTAATACTGTTTCTATTGCATCCGCATAATTAGGACTCTCTGTATCTTGAGTACCTATCTGCGGGACTTGATAGCCGTTCACGGTTATGTATGGCATATATTCCTCTTTTTTTAAAAATTACCCTATTTTGTATTGCTCCCTGTAATCAGTCCAACCATTTACTTTAATATCCAAATAAAGAATATCTGAAGCTGGAGACGCTCCTGTTGAAATATTTCCAATATCAAATGTATTAGATGATACAGATATATCAAACGTGCTTGCACTTATTAATGCATTAAACCCATTTGTTTGTACTAAATTTGTAGAGTAATTGCTGGATGTTTTATATGGATTAACAGTCAAAGTATCATTATATTGGCTAACCTGAACAGTATGCCTATTCGAAGAAGTACCATTATATGAAATTGTCAAATCAACAACAGACTGGCTTAAGATAGGTGTCATAACGCTATTTTCCAAGTTAACTGAAACTGTAGCTCCACCCAAAAGGACAGCTGTAGCGGGAATAAACAATCCGGCACTGTCAGTAAAAACATATCTTCCAGCCTGAGTGTTATTTGTAACACCACTTGTTGATACAGATGTATAGTTCCCAAGATGATTTAATGATATAGATTGAGTATCAGAGCCTACAACAAGAGATGCTATTCTCCTTACATAAACAGTACTAACATCCACTGAGTATGTTGATGCAAAAGCACTTACAGCATTAGTGGCATTTAAAGACGTATCTCCAATAATAGCAACCGATGAAGTTGATGTTGAAGCTAAGGCAAAGGCGTAAAGTGTAACACCTGACCCAAAAACACTTGACCCAGAAGCTACGAATCCAGTAATACCAAAATAATCCCAATCACCAGTCTTGATAAATGATCCTACAAATTGGCTATTCAAATTAAACTTAAGTACAGGAGTGCCCCATTTAGTACTAAAAGCTTTGTATAGATAGCACGAACCAATATCAACTATAAGCTGGTTACCCCCAGATCTATAATCAAGACCCTCTATAATACCGACAGCGGTACTTTGTATAGAAATATCCTGACTAGCAGAAACTTTTTTATTGATTTTGTCGTTTGCTGTAGGATCTGAAATAGCACCATAAGTAGTATCATTAAGATATGTAAAATCCTTTGAGATAGATTCAACATCTTCAATAGCACCTGTTACATTGGCAGTTAAATACTGAAACCACTGATAGTAACCATTAAATAAATAATTAAATTCACCTTGAATGGGAAATTTCCCAACATCATAACCGATATCCTTTTGAGTAGGACTTGGTTCAATTATCTTAACCGCATTTAGCCCCGTAGCCCACTGAAGGTCAACGTCTGGTACTGCCATTCCTGCTCCTTATGAAAGTAACATTCCACCTGTTTTGTCTGATTCGCCATCACTTGTTAATCCTGAAAATCCTAATGGCGAATATGGATTTTCTCCTACAGAAGATACAGAATCTTCAAAGCCGAAAAAATACTTCTGAGCATTTTGAGCTTTATTAGGTCTAGCCGTATTAACCTTCCAATAGTGAGAAGGTTCATTACCTTTGCTAACCTTAATTCTAAAGTGCCCATTATCATTAGCAAGCAAAACATCACCTTTAACTTCACTCATAATAGAGTCTGATGGAAAAGGTTTCAGATCAGAGATGCCACATAACTTAGACCATTTCATAATAGGTATAGCCACCTCATATACTTCTTCTCCAGCATGAAAATACATTTTTCCCACTGAAGGCATATATAATGAGGAATATATTTTAGGTTGAATAACATTCAATTGGTATCCACCATCATCAACAAGGCCAGTACTAGTTACTGTTAGAGTATCTGAATCTGCAACACTTGTAATAACATCTCTTACTCCAACAAAAACGTCAGACTGTGTGTCCAATGCCCCATAAACAAAGTACATCCCAACGAGATCATTTGTAAAAGGAGCTGATGTTGTAAGAGTTCTTGTGATAGTGTTGCCTGACTTACTAACATGGAAAAGATCAGTACCAGACGTTAATATTCTTGAAATGTGATTTCTAAAATAAGGCACAGAAAGATTACCAATATATGCAGGTTTGGTATCAGATGTTACGACACTATAGAAATCATAAGCCCATGTATTAGGATAGTCATACTCTGGAGATATTTTACTATTTAGTGATAATCTCTTAGCTTCCGCAAGTGGGGAGCCTGAAAAATCATTATGACTTGTTGTAATAAATATATCACCCTCAACAGGGAGAGCTCCTTTTGCCTCGTATATGATACCACCAGAGGCTAATGCTTGTGAGTATGTTTCCGTTTGACTTGGATTTAGTTCATAATCAGCTCTATTATGCAATAAAGTCCCGATTCGCCCTCTAATCTCAGACTTAAAAGCTCTTGCATTCTCAAGCTCTTCAAGGTGATCTTTAGGCGTTCTTATATGATCTGTAGCTAAACCAACAAATTTGTCATCTCTACGCTCAACTCCTCTTTCGTTGAACTTCCTGCTATGAGGGGAAAATCTTCTTTTATTGCGAGACATTAGCCGATATCCCTTGTTTTGTACTGTTGATTCCCTTTATTATGAATATTAGAATTACCTTCATTCATAAATTCTTTACGATTAAACTTCAAAAACTCTTTAAGTCTTGTAGAATCCCCATTAACCATATCTTCATAATAGCCGACTGCCCCGTTTATTAACTCGTCTTGCCACTTACCAGTATCCAATAACATAACTGAGTCTGGTGTAGCTAAGGATGGAGGCGTAAACCAAAACTCACAATAAACGTCTCCCAAGTAATTATTTGATTCATCCGCATCAGTAGCGTCCCCATAGGGTTTATCATAAAACACAGAGAATGCTGATTTGTCTTGAGTTGGTGGTCTTAGGTCACAAGGAAAACGAGATAGTTGCAAATTACCACTATTTGTATTTGATGGACGAATGTACCCGTCATTAAAGTATGGTGTAAAAGGCTCATACGGAACCTGATTTATAGGGTAATAGTAATAGTTAAGGTTAAAATTTCTTATAACAAAAAAAGCATTAACCTTTCTGCAAGTTACAACTTGCCCCCTGTATATAAATACAGTAGTCAATTCTTTTAGTAGAAGATTACCATCCTCATCAGTAAAATTCTCAGCAATAATATCAACACTTGATGGCATTGGTATGTAATCAGGAGCCTCATCACTAGGAGCTTTGTTATATTTTTGCCGTAATACAGGATAAGAGAATTTTAGATCATCATTGTCATAAGCATCATTCCCAAAATCATCACGACAAATAAGGAATACGAAGTCTTTAATATCGTTTTGACACAGCCTTAGATAAGACCTATTTAAATACATAAGGATCTTTTCTTTTGGCTGTTCATCCATATACTCTTGTATAATGCCTAATAATTCTCTTGTCGTAAGCATAACTACTCTTCTGGGTTAAATTTTCCAGATAACATTTCTTTTAAAACCTGCTCTATTTTAGGAGCTATAACTTTTCTATAATCTTTTGTGATAAAGATTGAACTAGGATCTTTACCTTCTTTTTTAGCTTTAGCTTCAGCTTTAGCTTCTAATTTGGCTAAATACTCAGCATCTTGCTTATGAACATACTTTCTAGCTTCATCTCTCATCTTCTGCTCTTTAGTCTTCTTATCTGCAATAAGCTCAGGAGTTTTGTAAGAGTCTGAGAGTCTCATTTTAAGTATCTCAATTTCAGCTTGTTGATCTGCTATAGTACTTTGTTGATTTTCTAGTATTTCCGATTCACGGACTTTAGGCTTTTTATTATAGCCTTTTTCTATAGCAACCTTATCAATCTCTTTTAGAGTTTTGGCATTTGCTACAAAAAACACTTGTCCACCACCATAAAGAGTCTTTGCAATATAATCTCTATTGTATTCAGTATCAGGACACCAAGCCTTTAAGTGGTCAGTAAGCTCTTCTGGCTTAAAACTTAATGGGAGTGTAGTTCTAACATCCTCACCATGAATTGTTCTAGTGGGAACAAAAGTATAAACCGCTCTCCCATTACCACCACCAGTATATGCTATTTCAGCACCTTGAAACCCACCACATCCTATTGCCGCTGGATACGCTCCTCTTGAATGATGCAATTCTATCATATCAAGACCTGAGAGATTACAAAACTCCTCAGTCATATCAAGACCAGGCTTCTTCTTCACATTGTCAGGTAGTTTAACTAAATTACTATGCACATTTTCTCCTTATGCTTGTGTTGTATAAGGGGCTGTAAATAACAACCCCATATAACTAATTAAAGTATTGTTCTTTCTGTAGGAACAATCATTGATCCTTCTTGTTGTGCTGAAGTATCAGTTTTTGTGTCAAGATCAAAAGATGGAATCATATAAGAGCAAGCTCCAAAATATCCAATACCTTTGAACTGTTTGTACACGTCATACTGTTCTTCATAGTGAGGTTTCTCAGGTTGAAATTTCACTAATGCACTTTGACCAAGAAGTATATTTGCATTCCACTTCTTAGTCTCAGCAATCACTTTACGCTCATCATTTCTACCTTGTTTAAGATAGTAAGCGTTAATTGCTGCTATTCCTTGCCCAATTGCTGCCGCACGATTATCACGACAAACAACAAGTCCATCACCGATAACAAATTTGTCACTTGGGATTACCTTATCAAGTTCTGCACTACCAAGAGCTGCCGTATCCTGCCAATATGAACCAAATGATCCAGTATTGATAGAATCTCTCATAAAATTATACTCTTCAGGGCATACGTATAAGAAATAAAGTTCTTTACCTTCCCATTTAACAGGTTTGATGTACTTATCTCTAGCAACTTGCTCTAACTCAAGTAAGTTAGAAACTGTAAGATGTGCATCTGCTTGAGTTGCTCCATCCATTGCTGCTATAATATTTGTTTCATAAGTCGCATCAACAGCACTATAAGCAGGTTGACTTGCTGAAGCCACACCAGGTATATGCCAATTCTGATTCCAAGAAGGCGTTAAACTTATTGGAGCAGTAGTAAGATTACTTGAAATACGTTGGATTAACGCCATACGAGCATTCCAACCCATGTATTCACCTTGCCACTGAGCAAGAAGAGGTTTTGCCGATTGGTATACTTTTGTAGGCTCATTCTCACGATAATCAATACCATAAGCTTGAGTTGTTACCCCATGTCTCCAATCATTAGCATAAGCAGAAAACTGCTTTACTTTAATGTCTTCTTCATTACCAAGTAAGTAAGTTGCGTTACCTTCTTGAGCAGCACCAGACAATGATTTCGTAAGTTGAAGTCTTACAGTTCTAACGTAAGACTCCATACCAGGAGGTGTTACATCATGAAACAAGTATCCTTCTTTAAGAGAGAAAGACTTTCGGTCTTGCCCAGGATCTACAGGTTCCGTGAGTAACGGTATATTCATTAATGGATCTACTAAAAGAGATTCCATGTTTGTTTCATTTGACCACGAATGTCTTAACAGGTCACCCGCTTCTTTTGCGGTTATACTATCTGGGACTAATATCCCAACACCAGGAGTTACAGCCATTTTGCTATTCCTTTCTAATTTCCAGTCATACTATTAATTTGTAGAACCGCTGCATCGTACTGTTTTTTCTTTTCAGGATCTCTCATGAGTTCCACAGGGTTCTGGTTTAATATGCGTCTTAACTCTTCCATACTGGTTTTGGTTATACCATCATCTGGAGTAGACTGAGTGGCCGTATCAGAGAGATTTAAAGCATGGTTAGCTATATCACCTTGTACATTTGCCATTGCTTGGACACCTTGCATTCGAGCTTGATCTTCGACAGAATTCATTGCACTTTGAAATCCACCGTTTTTCATATTCTCTAAAGCCCACACTTCTTGTAGACTCATTCTGCGAGGGTTACCATTTATATCATAGTTTTGATATTCATTATTTTGTTTGTTTATTAATTGAGAGACTTCAAAGTATTCTCTTATACCTTGAGGTTCTTGCAAGTGACCAGCTGAAGTTGTAACCATAGGATTACCCTCCATATACAATCTAGCTACTTCTGTTCTTTTTCTCTCATACTCATCCAACGCTTCTTTTGTTTGGTATAACGGTGGACGTACATTGTTTGCTGATGCTAAATTTGTCATCCATTCACCAGCTTTAGAATCGTAAGCATCTATGTCGCTACCAAGAACCTTATATTTTTCGTGTGAGGTAATAAAACCATTTACGTCATTAACAAAGGATTTTCTTGAAGCTTCTGCTTGCTCTTGTTCTTGTTGAGCTTGTCTTTGCTTTTCTAATTCAGCATTCTTTGCATTAAACTCGTCCTGTGCTTTTTTAAGTTCAGCAACTTGAGACTCTATAGATCCAATTTTAGATAGACCGTTATTTATAGCTCCGACCTGTTGACCTTCCCACTCCATAGTATCTTCTGGTAGTGGGATAAAGCCGTTTGACGGATTTTGCTGATATTGTGGTTGAGCATAATTTTGGTTATAGCCATTAACTTGTGCTTGGTCCACTGGTTGATATTGTTGTGTTTGAGGTTGAACAGGTTGCTGAACTTGAGGTTGAGCAAGCTTGGCGTTCATCTCATCTATCTTCCTTTGCAACTCAGCTTTCTCATTATTTACCGTTTCAATAGCACTTCGAGCTTCATTTTGTTGTGCCGTAAGCTGTCCGCTTAAAGTCTCAATATGCTTCATTTGATGTGCTGCCATATTTTTGACACCATTCAAATCTTTTCTATTTAAAAACCCGTCAGGATCTTCAAACTTCTCTTCTTTGCCCTGATAAGCAGTAGTAAAATACTGTTGTTGAGGTGCAACTTCTGTTTGAGCAGGTTGCTGAATAGGTTGTGCTTGAGCTACCTCTTGAACAGGTTGTATGGGTACTTCAGTTGCAGGTTGAGCAGGATTTCCAGCTGGTGCTTCTGTTGGAACATTGTTATTAACAACTCCCTCAAGAATACCACGAGCTTCTGCTTTTTGTTCTGGAGTCCCATTTAAAACCATTTCCTGTAATTCTGTTGGATTATAACTCATTCATTTTCTCCTTATGCTACTTGAGCACCGACATCTTGTGTGGCCTGTGCATTTAATAATTCTGGAGGCATCTCCATACCACCTTGACCTTGCGGTTGCCCAGGCATTCCCTGTTGCTGGCCGCCACCTTGCATTTGTTGTATTTGCATATCAGCTTGAGCAATTTGCAACTCAAGATTCTTTGTTGTAGCTTCTATGCTCAACTTAGCAATATTATCTATAAGCTCTTTGTTTTCTGGTGTCATATTATCAACACTCTTAACTAATTCAGCATCAAGTACTGCTTTGTATGGAGTGTTTGGTCCTAAAACATTAGATAAGCTAACATTCACTTCTCTACTTATTTGTTTCTCATAGGCACTTTGTTTAACTTCATTGATAATAACGTGAACTCTTCTGAGTTTTGACAGATCATTAACAATGATAGGCTGATTAAAAGCATCATGTCCTTCAATTTTATTAAGAACAACCTTTTTCCCATCAGACTCTACAAAAGTCCTATTCATATTTACTAGTTTTTCATCACTAGTATCACCACCATAAAGCTTCTTAGCAAGTTGAAACCATCCTTCAAATTTATCCATCTGATATTCTTGAAGTCTTCCAGCTCTTACTTTATTAATAGTGTTACCTTCTACAACCTTACGTGCAAAGAGTATGCCCGATTCTCCCGATTTACCTTCTAAACCTTGCATAGATGGATTAAAAGCACTCATTCTATCCATAAGATTTATCTTAAATTGTTCATCTTGGAAAAAAGCTTGAGGCACTTGCACACCATTGATATTAGTAATAAGAGGTACTCCCGGAGGTGCACCTTCATCTAAGAAAAATGGTGTTGAGGGATCATTTAGGTTTTTAGTAAGTTCATCTCTTTTAGCCTGATCATCACCATAAGCATCTGGGTGAACAATCATTTTCTGTTGAGGTGTCTGAGTTATAAACTTAGTTCTTGCTGCTTCTCTTTTATTTATATCTTCTTGGGCATCACGAATAGTGTCTACCACACCAGTAGTTTTACCATTCTTTTGACTAAAAGCCCAAACATAAAAAGGTAATCGAGCACTTCCATCTGTCCTCTTGATTTGACGTTCATCACGTTTGTTTTGAAGTACAGCACTTAGCCCAGGAGCAAAAGTTGTTACATACAATGCATCTTCTTTTTTCTTTCTAACAGTAATAGCAGATGGATTGAGCTGTCTACCTTGACTCTCAGACCATTGCTTCTTAAAGTTAAAATCTTCCTCTGATCCGAATTTATAACTAGGACTGTTAGGAAGTGGTATCATAGATTCTGAGTCGTATGCTATCTCAACCTTTTCAGTTATAGAATGATACCATTCCACAACCATATACTTGTTCTGCCAGTATAATTCTTCAGGCACATTAACAAAAGAACGAGCTTCAGAGAAATTGCTTTGACCGGCTAGATAACCTCTCACCGCTTCTGCCGAGTCTGGAAATAAATTCTTTATCTCACCAGGATATAAATAAAAACGTTTCCAAGCCTCTTTAGACTCAGAACCGATATCATCAGTTTGTACAGCTGTAGGGTCAAAAATCACAGAAGTAGGTGATAAGCTTTTAAATTTTGGTCGCCCTAATGGGTCCATCTGACTTCTATTTATCATTATTTCTTCAACGCCTCTATAAATACAGCCGTTTAGAACAGATGCATTGTGAGATTGGTCATAATGAAAAATATTTTTATCAGCTAAATAGACTCTTTTTAACGATTTTAATGTTTGAGTAACATCAACGTCATCAGATTCAGAGTCAACAAATTCAGGGTCAACACTATTAGAAGATGTTAGCATTCCAGCATGACCTTCTACATAATTAGGAATTAAGTTGTATTTACTTGGTCTCCTAGATTGTTCTGTAAATTGTTGCCGAACCTCACCTGGAAACATATCCCAAGCAGTCGTTGGCATATACAATCTAAGGTTGCTTAAAGCTCGCTGCCGGTCTCCTGCGTCCGCATCATCAGCATCAAGAAACCGCTGATAGTAATTACCGAAATAATCACCCTTCAGATTCATAGCAGATTCTACAGCATTTTTTTCTACAGACATACATTCCCCTTTTTACTAAATATAACATAGGAATGAAAAATTATAAAATATTGTATCCTTTATCTTCGACTTTAGGTGGTGTATAAACCATCTTTTTCTTCTTTAAAGCCGTAATAACCTGTACTAAACATAATGCAAAGTATAAGTTGTTTTGAGGTTTCCCACTTATATTTTTCCAATTTCTTATGTGATTCATTGTTTTGTCACAGTCCTCATGGACTGCAAGATAATCATCTCTAAACATTCTATCAAGAGTGTCTATAGCCGTTTTCGGGTCACTCCTATAGTTTCTTGTTAGTTTTATTTTTGCTTTTCTGTATTCATACCAGATTACATTTTTACCCTTTTCTAATCCAGCAAAGATCTCTTCATTTCCAAGCCATTTTACGATAGAAAACCCTTGAGCCGACTCCCATGCGTTTCTTGCAATTTCTTCAGGATCAAAGAAATCGTAAACGTGTTCGCTAATGATCATTAATTTTCTTGTGTTCATATCAAGACCACAGACATTCATGTACACCTTCATATCATTAGTATGGTATATGGACACATACATATCTATAGGCATCTGCTTATGTAGTTGAAAGGTTTTGTAATTCTCGCTATTGGTGTTTTTAAAATGAGGCAGGACAGCATTGTTACTCTCCAAAGGATAGTAGCAATATGATAATGCATCAGCTTTATCTGGAGAAGGTACATTTCTTGATGCCATTTCTCTTTTAGACTCTACACCGATTTTCCCATTTGGGCAAAAAACGATACGAGGCGAACTAAGCTGATTTAACAACTCCTGATCTCCACTTGGAACAGAAATCATCTCCTCTTCAGGATACTGAGCTTCTCCTGTCACATGAAGATGAGTTTTCTCAAATCTTTTACGAAGGCTCCACCAAATCTCAGCCCTTAAATTTCTAAACTTCTCATAACCTTTTAACCCCTCAGAATCATAGAGCCTGTCTGAGGCTTTAGCTTGCCCATATACACCAATAAGATCAAACCTAACCTTACGATCACCCTCTTTCAATAGTGCATATAATCCTTCTCCTAGGGTGTTTTGATCATAAACTAGGATACTAGCATTGTCTTCATTACACAGATCTGCTGAAGCCCATGCCGATGTGGTCGGAGATGAGAAAGGGATTGGTTGTGGTAGCTCACAAACTGGTCCTGTTCTGTTTATATAAACAGTGCTATCTTTCCCTCCTGCGGCAATATCAAGACCACTTATACTTGGTCCTTCTTTTTTCAACTGAAAGTCTGTAGCCGATCTCACCCATTCAGGCTTAATCATAACACCACCAATTGAAGCTAAAAAGTCAATATCAATCTCTTTTGCAACAATCACTTCATCATGTTTTAGCTTTTGAAACTCATACCAGTAGCAAGTTCCCGAAGGTGGTCTTTTACCTTTTCTCCAGTTGATATTCTTAGATGGATTATTGTACCACCAAAGAGTAATCACTTCTACTTTACCAGACATCCTTTTTTTATAGAAGTGGTCTTGTCCATTAGGTGTAGATATATCTATCTGACAGTCACAGGTGTTGGATAACGCTTCATCTACCGCTTCTGGGTTTTCTACGAAAGCTTTTTCATCGACCTTAGCTGTAGTATATTTATCACCACGACCAATATTGTCTCCACCCTCACCAATAAGGTATGAGTTCATATTAGGATTATGCAGTGTTAGTATTTTATCATTAGCATTTCTCTCTTGATGATAGCCGTCCGGTCGCATCTCTACAGGTAGTTTGTAGATAATACGCCTTAATCTACTAAAGAGTGACCCGGGAGAACCACGTTTATCAACAAGATCTTGTTTTCTACTACCCCAACCACCTTTATAACCAGGTGTGTAAAGCCACTTCCATACATCATAATGTGCAAGAAGCTCTGTAATACCTTCAGCACGACTCTTTTCAACAAGAACTGATCTACGAGCTGGAATACACTTATCTATAAGCTTAAGTGCCGTCTCTTGGGATTGAGTCATAACGAATGGAACTAATGACTGCATCCCCATACTTACAAGCCTTGAGTCATCAGTCCATCCAAAGTAGTTTATCCATGTAGCATAGTCATCACGACACCTTCTCGTCATATCGTCTCTATATGACTGACTTCTATTAAACTTATCTCTAACAGTAAGTCGAAGCATACACATTATGTTGTATAAGCCTTTGATGTCTTTTTTTAAAGGGGCGAACTCTAACTCAATTCTTCTCTCATGAGATTCAGTTAATTCACCAGATTGCTGAAGTTGTAGCTTTTCAAGGTCATACTTCCATGATTCAGCCATAGACTCCATAAAGAGGTTATGAAACAACTTAACGTTAGCTTCTTTAACCTCTATACCTTTATACGTATTCTTATGCTTGTTGTATTTCTTAGCGTTTAAGCCGTCTGTGGTTCTTACAGGCATTTATTTAACCTTAGTGGATTCATCTATTTTACGACCAAAAATCGAATCCCATTTTTCCTGAGAAACATTCAATCCTACGTGCTTTGGTGGAACTAATGTTCTACTATTAATCCAAGAGTTTTTCCCTTTTTTTCTACCACTCTGTTTCTTAGACTTCATAATGTACCACCAATAATAGACTGTGTTTGTTCCTCATATAATTTCTTTAGATTTTTGATCTTTGACTCCCCCCTATCATACGATGATTTCGCTTGTTTGTATATATCTGTCATCATATCAGTAATAGGAGTTTTAGGTATTCCGTCAGATAGCCTAACTTTGTACCTCTTTTCTGAATATTGTTTCTTTACAGCATTATCTAGATGTAAGCTTATCTCATTAGAAACATTTGTAATCCCATTTTGAGTATCCATATAATTGTCAGACTCAAAATCTTTAGACGTTATAAATTTCTCAACGTGCTCCATTATTTCCTCCTTAATCTTACTAAGGAAGCCATCAAAAGCCAAGATGAGCAATTCAGAATCCCCAGTTTCGATCTCCATTGATTGTAACCCTTGTTCATACTTTGATGCAAGGCTGTTAATAAACTGTTGGAGTATGCGGGACGCTATGCCTTTCTGGTCAATGAAAGTACTTTTCTTTATATAGTATTTTTCATTGAAGAAAGTCTCAGTGGCGTTGTGTAATAATAGACTTTTCTGCTTTAAAGATTCATTGGCTTGTTTTAAAGAATCGTTGGCTTTGGAAGACTCTAGTTGTTGTTTGTGTCTCATAACAACGTATTGAATACCAAAACCAACTATGATTAGGGCGAATTGACCCCACCAGGGAAGACCTGAAGCCATCACTTTTATTAGTTCATCCACAACCGCCCCTTATTAAAATTAAACACTTTATTTCATGTTACATGAATAGTATATTACATATAACGGTTATGTAAGGTAGAAGACTGGTATGAAATTGGCAGTAATACCGGTCTTCCATTTAAAAGAGGGTTTGATGAAAAAAAAATCCGGTGTAAAGCCTTTAAGTGGTGATAGAAACAAACCATCATATACCTTATCAATCCGAATAACTTTCTCCTCAGAATTAATATACAATTGGGTTAAAAATAAGACCAATAAATCTGAGTTTTTTAGAAATTTATGCGAACACGCTTATTTAAAGGAGCGAGACAAGTGAAATTCTCTAAAGAAGAACAGGTAGGTTTTAGAAAAAAGAAAGATCTACCTGCAAAAGAAGGCTCAGACACAGAGAGTCCAGTCCAAGAAGCTCTTGATATGTACATAGAATTAAAGGCTTTACCTCACATAAGGATACCTGATTCTATATGGCGTTGGATACACAGCAAAAAAGCAAATGTTCCTACTTATATGAAAAAGATATTTTCAGATTCTCTTGCTGGGTGGCCTGATGATATGATATTCCTACCTCTTACTGATAAATATTTAATAGCGTGCCCTATTGAAGCAAAAAGCAGAACAGGTAGATTTTCTAGTTCAAAACAAAAGAAGATGGCAAAAGAATTGAACTACCAAATACCAAGATCGCCTGTTGCTAGTATTAATATTATAAATGAGTTTATAGATTTTGCAACTCAATTAAGAGAAGAGTTGGAAGAGTCTTCTAAAGAGGAAGAGGAGTAAAGATGTATTTTGAAAAGTATGCGAAGTCGTCAGAGGCTACAATGAAAGTAAGTGATGATTACAAAACCGATCTGTATCATGCCTCTGCTGGGATTGTTACAGAAGTAAAAGAATTGTATGATTCGTTCACATATACTAACACTCTTGAGGAACTTGGAGATATTTGTTGGTTTTTATCACTTATATATAAAAGAATTCCTTTCGACTTTGGTAATGGAGCTTACTCTACTAATTCAAAAAAAGACTCTCTTGATAGATTGATGAGTGACTCTATTGAATTGCTTAACTTAATAAAAAGACACAATCAGTATGAAGAAGACAATATTGATAAAATCAAATACAAATGCTCATGCATTAGCACTATTCTAGTACAAATAGCTACTCAGTCTGATTACAGGATGGAAGATGTCTTTAGTGCAAACATAACTAAGCTTCAAAAAAAGAGATACAAGAGCGGGTACAATGATTTCGATGCTATAAATAGAAATACTCGTGAAGAATATGATGCAATGGAGAATATATAATGAATATATTAAGATCTCCTAAAAAACAATCAAATCGTGATAAGTCTTTTAAAATTGCCAATGTTTATACTATTAAAAACAAATCTTGGACTAATAGCACCATAATTGATGTAGATATTGCATTAAAAGATAGCAACAAGAGATCTACAATAGTAAGAATGGTTATTACTGAAGAAGATGCAATTGCCGTTTTTACTGGCTTAGTCAAAGGTTATAAAGATCAAAATGGGATACTGGAAGAAGAGAATAAAAAGCTTAAGGATGAAGTTGAAAGACTTAAAAAAACAAACTTCGTGCAATTAGAACTGGAGTTAGAATGAGTTTTAAATTTGTCAATAAACCAGAAATAGATGCGGTCAACTGGATGACGCTTATGGTAGAAGGTGCTTGTAATATCTGTGGTGGAGAATTTTTAGTACTAGAGCCCATATCTACTATTAAAGCCACTGTTTTTTGTGAGAATTGTAAAGCTGGTATAGCTGTTGTAGAAAGGTATGAGGATGGGGAAGAGTTTTGAAGTAAACAAGTGTATTGAATGCCCTGCTATAAAAGGGGATCAAAATGTATCAGAAGCCGGACAAGTAATATGCTCGATCCTTGGAGAGCTTGTCTTTGCTGAAATCATGGCAACAAATTGTCCCTTTGTATCAGGGGAAAGACATTCCTACAAAAAACAAAGGAGAGTCGGTGGATAATTATATATATTCACTCAAAAAAGCTTGTGTGGTGTATAAAGAGCCTTTTGTGCTCTTTATCAGCCTAGGCCCTCTCTAATTCTCCAGAGAGGGCCTTTTTTTATTGCAGCCATTTAAAACTTGATATTTTTTTTAATTTAAAATATAGAAAGAGGTTGTATGAGTACAACAATTTACAAAGAACACACATTGCCTGATCTGGGTCATGACAGGTATGACATTCCGCTCTTAGAATCCATGAAAAAAATTATAGATGCTTTAGAGACTACGTACTTAATTCCACTTGTAAAAAATGGCGTTGGTGTAGAAAATCAGTGGACTATAACAGAAGGTGATAATAGAACGGGCGGGGGATATTCGCAAGCCCAATGGGATGTTGCTTATAATAATAAAAAAGGAATAGAAAAAGCTCTTGTTTATGCTCACAATAATGGATACCAGAAGGCTGTTTTAAAAAGAGGGCATTATAATGTTTGCTATGAGAACATTCCAGGGTATGATGTAACATCTGTTTTACATGCAGAATTTGAAATGGTAATGCAGACGGGCTTAGAATTTGACTTTAATAGGTCAGAAATATCTGTTCTGTTTGACTCTGACGAAACTGCAACTAGTGGTACAACAATACGAAATCCTTATGATAACGGCTCATACTTACCGAATGAAATCCCAGGTAATGTGTTTGGATTTGCTAGGGCGAAAAACTCTAAAATTACAAATGGGACATTAATAGGAGATCGATATGAGAGATCATTTGTTGACCCTGATGAAAACCTTAGAGAATTAACTAATGGTATCTTTAATTCAAAAGGTTCAGCATTTTGTGAAGTTAGTAATATGACAATAAAGGGGTTTATGGGTGACCATCTAACATGTATGACTGATCATAATCCTGATGACGGGTCATTTCTGCCGTATGATGAAGCTAGAACGTTTTATAAAGGCATGGTAAGCCGAGTTGATGGGACTATAGACACTGGTGTCGTAGGGGCTTACACTACTAATTTAGTATCATTATCTAATATTATATGTGGAGAAATGATATTACGTACAAATGTTGGGTATCAAAGGATTCCAGATTTTGAACATCAAACGTTATTAATAGCATGGTATGACGACACAGATACGTTTATTAAAGCTGAGTATTTCAAATATTTAGAATTGATTAAAATTCCTGTTAGTGCAGATAAAGTAAGATTTTGCTGTATGAAGGAAAAAAGGACTTCTGCTAGTTTTCAGATCACGTTTCAAGTCACTCCACCCACACCTCACCATTATATTATTAGAAATAATACACTTACGGAGGGACAAAGAGGAGCAATATCTAACTTAGTCAACAATTCATTAGTTGAGTTTAATAGGATATATAATAATGGATTGGGTTGGAAACAAAATTTACCTCAATTTAACGACTCTACACGGTATGCAATTAATTGTGAAGATGTTGTGTCAAACCACGTCGATATTATTAATAATCAAATCGATGCGACATCGCACGGAATGTTGCTTTGTGGTTTGCATATTGAAATCCACGGGAATAAGGTCATGAATTGTGAAAATGCGATAATTTTTTACTCAATAGAAAATGCATTGGTTACACAAAATAAATTTATCAATTGTAATTCTGTGCTAGGTTTTGACGAAAACGATTTGAAAAGAGATGTGCAACTTCTGGGGAATATGACAGATAACTGTCGTCTCTTAAACACTTCAGCTTTAGTATGTGCCAACACTTGTGTCACAGTTGACAACTTACATGATAGGTCTGAATTGCCAACAATATCGGTTAATCATGATTATGTTAAAAATATGATATTCAAAGGGATCATGTTTAATGAACTGCCAAACCTTGAAGATATTTACGCTTATGGTATTTTGAGCGGTAGGTTTTTAGATTGTACATTTAACCTAAATCAGACACAATTTCAAACGGCTGCTGTCCATGTTATTGCTGCAAAAGGCAGCAGGTTAGAGATAAATTGTGCAGATATTAACAAAAGAGTAACTCCTAATGGGTCAGTTTGGGGATTAGAGCAGCACGGAGGGACTCAACACAGATTTTTACAACCGGGTGAAAACAAAACTATCAATTGGCACAGCGAAGGGTCAACTTTAAATATCGATAGGTTTCATTTTGAGATGTACGGCGCACCCACAAGTACAACGAATACACTTAATTTTTATGATCAAAAATTTACTATGCGTGGAGGATTCAATGAATTTTTTAATATGCATAATGACTCGTCAAGCGGAACAAATGATTTAGTTATAAACCTCTATAATTGCGAAATAACAATTCCTGATACTGTTGGTGGGGTTCTATTTTATATTTATTACCTCGGAGCTGATCAAAATGTTACAATTAATTTAAATGACACGATTATAGACACTACTGCAACAAGTGAAATTGTGTACCTTGGGGATCGTTCTGGTGGTCATACAAACCAAGTTCAGGTAAATAAGTCTAATGTTACTATAAAGGGTTCATTAGATGAGTCTGATGCAGGCTTTAACGTGGTGGTGGTTTAATATGGGATTTGGAAACTATGGATTTGGCACTACTCCGTTTGGGAATGATGAAGGAGGTGGAGGTGAAAATACTGTTCCTATTGCTTATGCAGGTTCAAGTAGTGCTATAGTGCTACCTACAAATTCAATAAAGCTAGATAGTTCTTATACAGATGATGGTGCCGTTACCGTTCAGTGGGTAAAAATCTCAGGTGATCCAGGCACTTTGTTTGATGACGATACAATTATTCAACCAACAATAACCTTTACAACAGCTGGGACTTACATCTTTCAAGTAACAGTTACAGATGGAGAGGCTTTATTTGATACTGATCAAGTGACGATAGTTGTATACAACCTAGAAGATATACCTGTTAATACAGGAAAAAAAGACAGGTTTGTCAGGGATAATATTATGTTATATAAAAATGGAATATTTTAAAGGAGGTGTGTATGCCAATAGTGAATAATGGTGGTAGTTTAACAGGTAGTGCTAATGCCGTTAATTTGGCTTCTACAAACAAATTTAACAAGTATTTTATGCTCCAAAACAGAAGTGGGTCTGAAGATATTTTGTATGGTTTTGAGGAAGCTAATACTATTGCTGGGAAAGCGTTCAGGTTAGATCCAGGTGCTGTAGCCGTACTAAATATGGATGACCAAGGAGCATGGTCATTGTGGGCAAAAGCTGGTGCCGCTGTAGATGCAGCTTACACGGTTGCTACAAATGGCACAATAAATTAACTAAGTACTCTAGGTGTTCATGTGAACCTTAAGTTTATATGTCTAATTTTTCAATATTTGCCTAGAGTACTATTAAATTACTTTTCAACACCTTTTAGCTTGCACTTCAACACCTTTAGTGTTATATTTAAAATGTACTGAGGGTGAGGGGTTTTAATAATAACTATAATTAACTATACTTTATTAATGGGTATCCCCTTCCCCTCTCTAATTATAAAGAGGTGTTATGGCTAAAAGTTTTACAGTTAATACGAAGACAGATTCAGAATTTAACAGACTGAATGAATTGACTGAAGAATCTAAAAAAGCAATGGAGCGATCTGGGTTGTATGTATCATCTCGATATTCTGTATTAGCTTATGTACTTAGTGAGTACTTAAAAAACTCAAATAAATAACCTTCCGTCTGACGAATTCTTTACTCCGTTTAGGTTGGTTTGGTAGGCTTCTTGTATCAGGAGCCTACCGCTTTCTTTCCCATATAAAAGGCAAATCCAATGAATGAAATAGATGAATACATCGGTAACAATCGTGGTGTTAAGATTGACTATTGTAGAACTTCTAAATATAAGCCTAGAGGTGTTAAATTGTCTTGGGTTGTTGAAGTAGATGGTGAGCTTGTAAGGAAAAATAGATTTTTTGACAAGTTTCAAGAGTTAATAGATTTTATAAAAGGTGTGAAGAATGAGAATTAATGTAGAGCGGTGTACAAGTGACGAATATAGTACTCTTAGTACAGTATTGGTAGATCATAAGTTTGTTTGCTTCGGTTTAGAGGATGAATTTAGAGAAGATAAAGTCTCTGCTGAAACAAGAATTCCTAGTGGAACTTATCAGGTTGGTGTTAGAACTGTTGGTAGTTTTAACAAAAGATATGCTAAGAAATTTCCTGATTTTCACAAAGGAATGCTTCAAATATTAGATGTCCCTGAGTTTGAACATATACTAATTCATATTGGTAACACAGAGCGTGATACGGCAGGATGCCTTCTTGTCGGTAAGGGAGCGGATTCTACTAAGGGGAAAATGAGAATTACTCAGAGTACTAGTGCTTACGAGTTGCTTTATAAGACAGTTATTGATTCAGCTATTGAAGGTGAGTTATCAATTCAAATAGAAGATTATGATTAATGTTAAAGTATTTTCTTTAGGGAGTTGCATATGGAAAGAAAATTGTGTTTATCTGAGAAACAGGCAAAAACTGTATTGGATATGGATGAAGTTTGTTACGGAGAGGGTATAGGTCCAGATACATCAGAGTTGTTGTGTTATATAAGGGAAGAGTATCCTAAGTTAGCTAAAAGTTATCAGTTTTTGTATAAAGATTTGACAAGTGATTGTGGTGATTATCCAAAAGATTAAGACATGGAAAGTTAGTCAACAGTTCACCAATAATAGATTAACTTTCTGTGTTCTTTTATAATTATATCACACTACCCTGCTTATTCCGTATTGGGTTGTAAAGAGTGTGTCAGTCAACGGAGTGCATGATGGTAGCTTTGCCGAAGAAAAAGTAGAGACACTATAAAACCGGTGTGATTCTTTTTAATATTATTTTAACTAAGGAGTAAAAATGGGTACTGAATACGACGGAATGTCAAAAGAAGAATTGGTAAAAAAATTAAAAGAGCAACCATCTAATAATACAGGTATGAATATTAGTAATTGCTCATTTAAGGGTGTTAGTTGGGATAAAGATGCTTCTGAGGCTGTGCTGGTTGTGGCTAAAGGGTTGCTTAACTTAACAGAGTTATTTAAATCTCAAAACATAACTATTGAATCATTAATATCGCACAGCAACAATGATTAAGAAAACAATATATGAGGGTGCTTTTTATATCTTATTACTATTCTTTATTCATATCGCATTGTCATACATGGAAGATTTTGATTTTATGGCCAATCTTTTTGAGAGTAAATATAGGTGTGGAGCTTATTATTTAACAAAAGGTTGTTTAACATTCTTATATGTTGTGTCAATAGGCACAATTTTATCAGAGCGAAAACTTTAAAGAAGGAGTTTTTTATGTTTGGAAGTTTATTTGATTTAGCTGAAGATGTTTGTGATATTGTAAGTGCACCAGTTGAAATTGTTGCTGAGACAGCGAGAGTTGTAACAAAGCCTATTGCAGATGTGGCAAAAGAAGTTGTTGAAGAAGTTAAAACTGGCTGGTATGACTAAAGACAAATCCTACGCTAAGATAAATGGAGTTTTGCAAGAGTACGATTTATGCACAAGCCTCTTGCCGACTCCGTTTATTATTGACGAAACTATTTTTAAATGTCTTGGAATTGGCACTGTTGAAAAAGTTTGTAGGATTGAAAATTATGGTAAAAAACAAATGATGTTTTATAGGCTGATAAAGAAGGAGAAGAAACGATGAGTATAAGAGAAGCGTTTGTTTCAGACTATGAAGTGGCTAGAAGTAAGCTTAGTCCAACCGAAGTTGCTATAAAGCTGGGAGTTCCATTGAAAAAAGACGGAACTTCTAAGGATGGATTTGAGGTTACTATTTATAGATTCGGTGAGAGAAAAGGGAACTTCTGTAGATGGGAAGTGGCTCATACTGAACAGAAATAAGGTGCTGCTAATTCGAATATGGTTTTAGAGCTTGAATTCTTAGTGATATTATTGTATGGGTAGTGGCGAGAAGATGGATTGTGGAGGCTCTGAGAGAGTCGTTTTTTAAGAAAGTTTACAAATGGAGTAAAGAATGTTTGGATTTAGCTTTGGTAAAAAGAAAAGCAAAGAGTGCAAAAGTGTTGATATTGTTATCAGTGAAGTCAGATTAATCACTGGTTTTCGGTTTAAAGTAACTAAGGATAGCGAGTTAGAATTTACTGTTGAAGCTGATGACGGTTATACGTGTTGTTTTATTGCTGGAATGATTGTTGCAGTATCAGAAAGTCTTCTTGATAATTATAAGATATCGCATAGAATTAGTTGTGCTAGGAGTATTAGTTCGATTCAAAAATTTTATCTTGAAGAGCCTAATGAAGTTTTAATGTAGGATT